ATAATAATCTCCCTTAACCCCCCCCAATCAGGTGGAGTTTTTTGGCTCTATTTCAGGCTTTTTGGGACTATTCTAAAAATCATTTTTCGATATTTTTCGGATTTTGGTCGGGGAATTGGCGGGGGTTTTTTAGCGAATATGACTAAGAAATAGGTCTGTTGTCGCTTCAGCGAGTTCGTCCTCTACTTGATTGTAACGATCGGTCATATAGACTTTTGTATGTCCCAGCGCCTGGCTTAATTGTTCAAGCGGAACCCCTGCAATAATGCTTTGAGTCGTGAAGAAGTGGCGCATCATGTGAGGTGTTACATGCAATCCTGTTGCTTCATTCACTAGATTGAAGTTTCTATTTAACTGGTTTGGATTGATGAGACCACCTTTCTCATTTATAGTTATATAATCCTTGTACTGTTCCTTAATAATCCCTAACTTTCGCTTAATTTTAGAAGCCTCAGCTATCAGATAATAGATAAGGTCTGTTCCAATATCATCTAGGCAGACGTATCGCTCTGAATCCTTCGTTTTAAGCCCTCCTTTCCCTTTTAGGGTCTGGTTGCTTCGACTGTCTCTAAGATGCAGTATAGCCCGTCCGCTGTCGTTCTGAGTGATGTCCATTGGACGCAATCCAAAGACTTCTCCTCTTCTCAATCCAAAAATGGTAAGATAGGTCAGAGCGTAGAATTGTTTTGGCATAATCTCTTCTGCCTTTGCTATCCAAGTCTTGAACTCTTTGAGAGTCACTTTCTTGTTAGCTGCAGGAATATCACTCTGGCCAATAAAGACACCTTTCAAGCGATTTGAGAGCAGATTCCCATTTTTGACGGCATCATTCAGCAATGACATGAAGCTGGAATTGAGAGTTTGAACAGTGTATCTGGTATGGTTCTGCAATTTTTCAGCGATAAAGAGTTCATACTCATTTCTATCCAAATTTTTAAGCTGGATAGAACCAAATTTGGGTTTGATATGATTCTTATAGATATTATCATTGAGGTAGTAGGAAGTGTCATTCCAGCGCCCTGTTGACAATCTCTTTTCGGAATAGATATCCCAATACTGATCAAGCGTTAGGTTCGTATTGATACCTAATTCTTGTTCTTGGATTTGTTGCTCAAGCTCTACCAAGGCTGCACGAGCTTGAGGGAGAGTTGTGAAACCACTTTTACTTTTTTCTCTTTTTTTACCTCGGAAGAAAAAAGAACGTCTGACATAGTAACGCTTGCCTTTAGCAGTCTCATAGTAATAGATATTTGGGTATTTTGTTTTATTATATTTCATTGTATTCTCCTTGTTTATCGGCTTCTGGACAAGGTCTAAACATTGAGAATATTGACATCACCCCTTTCATGGTGTAAAATAGGGTATAGGAAAGAGGCCTTTTTAATGGCTGATTTTTTATAAGGGTAAGCTTCACAATCAAACTTTGGCGAGGGAGATTGTGGAGCTTTTTTGTTTTTAATTCAACAAAAAACGGTAACTAAATTTATAGTTACCATTTCTACGTGGCAGCTTGTGCCAACCAGATTATTTGCACTAGGATTTCTCCTAGGTTAGTAACTATATATTATCAAATATATTTCATTTTGTCAAAAATGGAAAGTTGAGTCCTCACACTCAGAATTTAGAGATAGAGAGTGTGGGGATTTTTTTATTTCTTGACTTTATCTTTTAAAGCTTTCTCTATGGCTTTCTTTAATTCCAAAATAGATGCTTTTTCATCTTTGGTAAAGGTTACTGTGTTTTCATCTTTTACGGCATCGAACACACCACCTTTTGAATCAGACGATCCAGGATAAACAAGTTGAAGATATCCAACAGTTGAACCAGGTTCTTTCAGTTGGTATGCTGTAATTTCAGAGAGAAGGATTGACTTTTCACCATCCAAACCATGAAGCAAAACATTAGACATATTTGTCTTTCTTGCAATCCTGATAAAGTAATCATCTATTCTTACGACAGTTTTTGATTTTTTAAACTCAAAAACTCGTTCATTAGGTTCCTCTGTAAAAAGTTCGATTTCTAAAACTTCATTTTGTTTTTTACCAAATAACGCCATAATATTTCCTCCGTTTATTTTTTTATATATTTAATTATTGGTCTTATTAAGATATAAGATATTATTAGCCCAATAAAGAATGGCCCAATTTTTCCTTCAAACAGTAGAGATAGGGAAGCAAGTAAGAAGAGTAGACCGACAATAGATAATATAATGGATTTAATTGTAGGACTTTCTTTTTTGGGTGTTGTTTCAACTGAAGTAGTAAATTGAGTAGAATCAGCAACATTTAATGCGTTTCCTTCAATAGGGATAGTTGGTTTTGATAATTGTACTAAATCTGATTCTTTTTTCAATTCTAATGCATCGGATGTTAGCACAGGCTCAATATTTTTTTGCTCTTCTTTTTCTCGCAAATCTATTTCATGAACATCTAATGCCAATTCAGAGCTTTCTTTTTCAGTCTTTTTATGTACCACATTTTCGATTGGAGTCGTCGGTGAGACTTCATTACTTTCTTCTAGCGTAGAATCAATAACTGATAGATATATTTCAAAACCAATATCTAAGTCGTTATTAGTAATAACCTTATCGTTTAAATCATCCCACTCTTTGTATGGTCCACCTTTTATCTCTCCCTCTATTACAAAGTTATATTTTTTGTTATCAAAATATTTTCGTATTGTTTTAGCAACAGTCGCAGGAACATATCCTACATGATTATTAAATATCAAAACTTTTATAGCATTAGGATCATACTTATTATCTACTTCTGGAACAAGCTCAATATTGAAAAAGTCTAAATCTTGATATTTGAAAACTTTCATGCCATATTCTTCAAGTTCTTCTCTAAGTTCCTTAGTTGATAAATTGCTATAGTACTTTGCATATTCTGGGATTCCGTTATCTTCGGCAATTAGATTACAGGCTTCTTTAACCGCTTTTTTATATTTGGTTACACCAGCAACTCTAAACAGTATTTTCTCAACAGTCTTTTGCACAATTTCCTCCTCTAGCCAAATACCCACAATATCATTTAATTAACCAATGCTAGATATTCTTCCTTAACCATGATTTCATTTGTCATGGTTTTTAGATTGTAGTAGGACATGAATTTGAGGTAATCAAACTCTGTGGGGTCATCTAAGCTTTCTAGTGCGTCTTTTACGAGATGATGGATCATATTTCTATCAGCTTCGTTTTCACAGCGTAGGCGAGCGTTCTGGTACTCTGAGCGTGTGTGGTCTTTGTGTCCGAGTTCATGCAGTAGGACCTTAACCCTCTCTTTTTTGCTGAGTTTATTAGACAAGAAAGCTGTATTGGTTTCTTTTTCGTAAAATCCAAGTTCATCAGGTATTAGCTCACCGTCAAAATCGACAATGCGAACCTGAAAATGACTTATAATTTCTTTTTCGGTCACTAAGCAGTACCTCTAATCACCAGCTTCTTTGAGATAACCTTCAATGATAGACTGGATGATTTTCTTCTTTTCATCTGTTAATTCTCGGCCACCAAACATCATGACATTAGATGCCATTTCTTCAACATTTAGGGTCTTCCCTTGCCAAGTGTACTCTTTTGAATCACCAGCAATGGTAGGATTATCCGTGCGACCAAGTAAATAATCTGTGGACACGTTGAAGTAGTCAGCAATCATTGAAACTCGTTCAACATTTGGTGTGGATTTCTTCATGTTATAAATTGTATTTCTGCTAAAACCTAGTTTTTCTTCAAGTTTATTTAATGAAATACCTTGTTTGTCAGCCAATTCTTTTATTTTTTCAAATGTGAAAAACATTGATACATCAACCTTTCTAAGGCATGACAAAAAATATTTAATAAATTTACTACAAAACCGTTGACAAAGGTTAATAAATTTACTACAATAGTTTTTGTAAGCTAAAGAGTTAGCGAACAAGACAACTAAAAAATAAAGCCTAATGAAACTGATTGGCGTCCGTTTTCTAGGTAGAACCTTGCTTTTTAGTAGGTCTTTTCTCTATGTTTTGATTTTAATAAATTTATTTATTAATGTCAAGAAATTCGCTAACTTTTTAGATAATTTTTTAAAAGGAGGTCAGGGATGAACGAAGAAGACCTGAAAGAATTATTGGAACTCTTAGCGACAGATTATGGGCGAGGGTATCTAGATGGAGTAGTTGGGGGACTTTCAATGCTTTTGAAAATTTCAAAAGAAGCAGAGAAATATAGAAAGGAAGAATATGAGTAAAGCAAAATTATTAATCACATAAAGTAGGTAAACGAGGTAGGAAATGATAGAAACACTGGAAATAAAAATAAACAAAAAAACATACTTCATATCTGCAAGAGCAGATGTTCCAATCAGGTATAAAGTTATGTTTGGCAGAGATATCTTCGATGACTTTTCGAAAATAAAAAACAATAAAGATGACACTCTATCACTTTGTCTATTATTTTGTATGACAGACAAATCGTCAGAAGAATTCTGTAAATTTTTTATTGAAAATAATTCATATATAACAAGTAAACATCACTATGAGGCAATAAGATTGTTTGAAAAACATTTTATCTCTAAGCGCGTAACATATTCATTAGAGGACATAGTTAAAATCCTAACAATATATCTAGAAAATACTAAAACACAGATTGGAAGAAAAAATGAGTAAAGAACTAAAAATAATTAAGGCTAAAATTAAAACTCGTTTGATTGAGTTGGATATGACTCAAGCCGAATTGGCAAAACAAGTATCTGTAGCATCATCAGTTATTTCAGAGCTACTGAAATATGGAAAAGGAAGTGATTATGTGAAAGAAAAAGTCGTAGATATTTTGGGTATTGAAAACCCTTGGAGAAATCACTAGGAGGTCCATACATGCAAGCGAAAATAATACTGAATTGGCAGAAGAAAAATCACCAACTTAGTCAGATGATGATCGATAGTCTTGAGGGGCTAGATGTTTGGGAAACTATTTTAATACTAGGAAAAGTAAGAAGAGGAACATTATGAACGAAATTTTTAATTTTCAAGGACAGGAAGTCCGTACTTTGACAATTGATGATGAGCCTTGGTTTGTCGGTAAGGATGTAGCGGATATCCTAGGATATAGCAAGGCTAGAAATGCGATTGCTCTTCACGTTGATGAAGAGGACGCCCTAAAACAGGGCATCCCTACTAGTGGTGGAACACAGGATATGTTGATTATCAACGAATCTGGTCTCTACTCTCTTATCTTATCCAGTAAATTACCTCAAGCAAAAGAGTTCAAGCGTTGGGTGACATCAGAGGTCTTGCCAGCCATTCGCAAGCAGGGCGGATTTATCCGTGAGGACTTGGATGAAGATGCTTTCATCGCCCTATTCACTGGCCAGAAAAAGCTTCGTGAGCAACAGGCGACCATGTTGGAAGATATTGACTACCTCAAGAGTGAGCAACCGATTCACCCAAGCTATGCTCAGTCGTTACTGAAGAAGCGCAAGGCTCGGGTCGTGGCTTGCCTTGGCGGTATTGATAGTCCAGCTTATGCTGATAAAATCTTCGCTCAATCTGTCTTCAGGCAAGCAGAGATTGATTTCAAAGATCATTTCAATATCAGTCGCTATGACTTGCTACCGAAGAAGTTTGCAGAAGCTGCTCTTGCTTACTGGATGACGTGGGAGCCCAGCACCAATACAAAGATGAAAATCATGAAATTGAACTCATTTGATGACGTCTAGAAAGGGGAAGAAGATGGACAATGTTCTACTTTCACTGTCTGAATGGATTAAATCTATTATCAAGGACACAATCACAAGGCTAGTCGAAATAGAAAAAGATAGTGATCACTATCCAGAGTTGATGGATGTGAACACTACCTGCGAATTTCTAGGAATTAAGTATGCCACCTTTTCAGATAATTATCGTTACTTAAAGGGATTTCCAAAGGAATTACCTGGTAAGAAATGGTCAAAAAGAGCCATCAAAGAATGGCTCTCTAATCAAATATAATAACTTTACTAAAAGGCTTCTGGACAAGGTCTTAGCAAAATTATTTGACTATATTATAACACAAAAAGAGGATAAGGAGATAAAAATGTTTGAACCACCGATTTTAGACCAGTTGATGGGAGTTGGAGCCTTGCTGATTGGATTTGCAGGAGCTTGCCGTCATATCAAATTGCAAGAACAACGAGAGGAAGAAGAGAGACGAGAAGAGCAAGAATTTGCGTCTATGATTATCCAAGGCTACAACCATGCATACGAACGTGGTAGAGAGGCAGAACGCCAACAAATCCGCAAGAATATCCGCAGAGAGTTCAAAGGCTTCACATACGACAACGAACCGCCTGTAGGCTTACGCCCAGAACCTCTGGCATTACCAGAACCTAAACAGTCTGCAATCAGATTTTTGTCATGAGGAGGGCAGAAAATGGAAGAATTGATTGAATGGCTGTTGTGGCATGAGAGAGTGAATATTGAAATGATGTCGTCTGATGAAGAAAAGTCTGATTTTGAACTATATTTAGAGGACGAGAACAGGAAAATTTCACTTATCAAAGAATACCTAACCGACTATGAAAAACTAGCCAAGGACTATCGTGATGTGGTATCTGAAAATAAGCTGTTAAAGGTCGAGAAGATGGCATTAGAGGGCACGTACATCTATGAGGATATGCGGATGAAATACCGTGCTAATCGTAGAAAGTGGGGTGCTAGGTATGTCTGAAATTAAGTGGATAAAAATCAAAACGGATATTTTTGACGATGAAAAGATTTGTCTGATTGATGCCTTACCTGATCGTGATGCAATTATTGTAATCTGGATCAAACTTATAACACTAGCAGGCAAATTGAATACAAAAGGAGTACTAGCCATTTCTAAAAACATTGTATACACCGATGAAATGCTTGCACAAACGTTCCATCGTCCGTTGAATACAGTTCGTATGGCTCTTGAGGTTTTTGAAAAGTTTGGAATGGTTGAAAAAATCGATGGAGTGATAATGTTACCCAATTGGGAGAAACATCAGAACATTGATGGCATGGAAAAAATAAAAGAGCAAAATCGAAATAGAGCCGCACGCCACCGACAAAAACAGAAATTACTTGCACAAAACAATGAAAGTAACGTTACTGATAACGTTATGGATAACGTTACAGTAACGCATGGTAACGCACTAGATAAAGAATTAGATAAAGATATAGAGATAAATAATAATAAGGTGATGATTAGTTCCAGCCTTTCTGAAAATTTGAAACATAGTGGTATTCGGATCAACGATAAACAACATCAACAGTTGCTTGAATATGTAGGAATTGATGGAATGAATTTTGATATGTTAAACCGTGCAATTGAGATAACTTCGGAGGTTCATCAACCTAGTTTTAAGTATCTAAGAGGCATTCTTGAGAATTGGAAAAAGAAAGGTTTTACATCGATTGAACAGGTAGATGAGAATGACCGAAAATATAAAGACGGAAAGAATTACAGTCGCCCAGGACAACAAAACGATAAAACATCAGAACAGGAGGCTAAGGACGAATGGGGGTACTAGAACTAATTGAGCAATTCGAGATAGACTACTATCCATTAAGCTACGAGAAGAAAACTCTTTTAGCAGACCAACCAATTCATCAAGTGGTTGCATGCTTGTCTGAAATGGCTAGCTGGAATGAATGCGGAGGTCGTCTGTCATGGTAGACAATGTACTTGAGGAAGTTGCCTTATCTTATCGCAGGAATACAGAACAACAGGAAGAGCTTTGCGAAAAGCACAACATTCCTTTGATAAAAATATTGAGGACTGAAAGTGTTGTGTGTCGTATGTGTGAATCTGAACGGATCCATGAGGAGAATCAAGCAAGAGTGAATGAACTGGCCGACGCTGAGAGTGAGCGAGAAAGGAAGTACTATCTAGAAAAGTTCTCTCTTTACGATGAGGTTTTGAAAAATGCGACTTTGGACAATTTTGATACCCCAACCGAAAAAGAAGCGGAAAAGCTAGCTTTTGCAAAGAGGATTTGTCGCGAGTGGTCTGAGGGTGCTAGGAACAACATCGTGCTACAAGGAGAACCTGGGACAGGCAAGAGCCATTTAGCCTTTGCTATGGTAAAAGCTTTATCTGAGTACACGAAAGAGATTGCAATATTTATCAATGTGACGGACTTGCTGATGAAGATTAAAGCTGATTTTAGTCAGGAAGAGTTTCTGGTCAACAAGATTGCTAGCGCTAAGTTCTTGGTTTTGGATGATTTGGGCATGGAGAAGGATAGCGAATGGTCGTTTACTATTCTCTACAATATCCTGAATAAGCGTTCAAATACGATCATTACCACGAATTTGATTTCTGCTGATATTCAGAAAAGATATGGCAGACCCTTCATGTCCAGACTGATGAAGGGTGTGGATAAAGACCATTTGATGGTTTTCAATGATTTGACGAACAAGCGGAAACAATATTTTTAGAATGGAGGTGGCTGATGTTTATTTTAAAGCATGGAACAAGAGAGGATAAGCCGTTTCTGAGGTCCGCAGTTATCGGTGTGACTGGCATTGATGTTTCGTATTCAGACGAGCGGAAAGCTATGCGTTTTATTTCTCGTGCGGTTGCATTGCAGGTGGGCAAGGCGCTGAGAGTATCCTTTGGAAATTTCTATCCAGTGGAGGTGGAGGGATGATAAATCTATACTTCATTTACAATGGTTACCGCAAGATGCTCATTGGGATTTTCGGCCACATACATAGCGCAATCAATGAATTAAAGAAACATCAAGCTAGTTACTCAGCAATCAGTCATCCACGCTTTCGTAAAAGCATGAGTGGAGAAAACATCAGGATTGACTACGGAGCAGTTGATTGCTACTACTTGATTACGAAGAAAACGGAGGAAAAATAAGATGAATACAAAAATGAATTTGGAAGAAAAGGTTCAACAGTGGTTTGTTGACAGAAATTTACATGAAGCAAATCCTGTCAAACAGTTCTTGAAGTTGATGGAAGAGTCAGGAGAATTATTTGAAGGTATCGCAAAGGATAAACCTGAACTGATTTACGATGCGCTTGGAGACATCCAGGTAGTCTTGATTGGATTTGAACAGCAGATTAAGAACGGCGTTCAGATTCAAGCAAATCAACAAGAACTTGAATTGTTGCTGATGGTTTCTAGTTTAGGGAATATCGCTCAAAAACTATACGCTCATATCTGCCACAATGAGACACAAATTCCGTTAATCAAAGCAGACCTGATGTTTCTTGATAGCGTGATTAGTACGGTTTCATTTTGCAATGGTACTACAGCTGAAAATTGCTTAGAAGAAGCTTATGAAGTTATCAAGGACCGCAAAGGTAAGATGATTGACGGGGTGTTTGTTAAAGAGGAGGATTTACTTGATGGCACCGAAGTTTAGAGCGTGGATGAAGTCGTTGAAATGGATGTGTGATGTCACTAATATTTCATTTGACAGTAAGTTTGTAGATATCTGCCAACAAGGAGACACTGAAAGATATACAGAAATGTCAGTTGAGTTTGATGAAGTTAAACTCATGCAATCAACAGGATTGGTTGACAAGAACGGCAAGGAAATCTTTGAGGGGGATGTAGTACAATTTGAAGATTGTTCTGAAGCGTCCGATTTTCTGTATATAAACACAGGTATTATAGAATGGTGTCAAGGCGGCTTTCATGTTACCAATAGGGACTCTGTGTTAATGGAAGATTTGCTTGATGGAGACTCATTAGATGTTACAATCATCGGCAACATATACGAGAACAAGGAGTTACTAGATGCCTGATGTAGAATGGATCATGGAGAATTGCCACATGATGCGTGACAACGGTATTTGGGCAGGAGAGAAACAGATTTCCTATGCTAGCCCTGACGGTCAATACACATATTACATCAACAAGCGGAAAGATGGCACTTATTATTTACATGGAACAAGTAGACATTATGGGAGGAATTGACATGAATGATAATATAAACAAACCAAGCCACTACCAAGGTAGATACGGCATGGAATCTATCGATGCTTTAAGAAACTTCATGACACCAGAACAATTGAAGGGTTTCTTTTTAGGTAATAGTTTGAAATACCTACTAAGACACCAAAAGAAAAATGGTCTTGAGGACCTGAAAAAAGCTCGCAAGAATTTGGATTGGTTGATTGATGAAGTAGAAAAGGAGTTAAACAATGATCAATAATGTTGTGTTAGTAGGTCGCTTGACTCGTGATCCAGAATTGCGATACACGCCGTCAAATGTTGCTGTTGCGACTTTTAACCTTGCAGTCAATCGGAATTTTAAAGGCGCAAACGGAGAGCGAGAGGCTGACTTCATCAATTGTATTATGTGGCGTAAGCAAGCTGAAAATTTCGCAAATTGGGTTAAAAAAGGTGCTCTTGTAGGAATCACAGGTCGCATCCAGACTCGTAGCTATGATAATCAGCAAGGACAACATGTCTATGTGACGGAAGTTGTAGCTGAAAGCTTTCAAACACTTGAAAAGAAGGATAATTCTGCGAATCAGTCAAGCATGGAAAACCAGATGCCACCAAGTTTTGGAGGAACAAATCCTATGGATATTTCAGATGATGATTTGCCGTTTTAGGGAGGTGTGAAGGATGAACAGACTAAAACAATTAAGAAAAGAAAAGGGGTTGACTCAGCAGGAATTATCTGAAGTAATAGCTGTCTCATACCGAACTATACAAAATTGGGAAAACGAAGAAAGCCAAATCAAATCAGATAAAGCTCAGAAACTTGCCAAATATTTTAGTGTGAGCGTAGGATACTTGCTTGGTTATGAACCTGAAAGTGAGCAAGTTAGCAATTATCAAAAAATAAAAATTTGCTTCTCTGATGGTGAAGAACTTGATTTTCTAGTAAGAAATTTTACAGAAAAAGAACTTACGAAGATTACTAGTCAGTTCAACAATGGAAATTTGATGAGAATTAGAAATTTGTCTGTCAACCCTAAGAATGTCAATTATTTTTATGTTGACGATTTTAAAGAAAGCGAGGAGTTTGAGAATGAACATACAGGGACTAATTGAACGCTATGAAAAATTTAAAGCTAGCAAGAAAAAAATGACCTCGGTTAATTTAGTTTTGAAAGACTTACGGTCTTTGGACGAGCCAGAACCGTTGCCGTTCAAATTAAAAGATGTCGTTCGTCGAATTAGAGGGTTTGATCCGACGACACAGACTAGATGGCTTAATGACATCCTTAAAGAATTAGGGGACGACTACGGTTCAATGAAATATCGCAGTGGTTACGAACAAGGAAAACTTGAGGGAGCATGGGTTGGTAATCAATTGAAGGATGCTGATAAGATTCGACGTGAGTTGAATCAAGTAAAGGTTCCGCAGTGTGTGGCGGATGTGATTGAAGGAGCAAGAGAACAAAGTCCAGAATTGGAAGATGCGTTCGAGTATGCTTGGAAAGTACCTACCATAGAGTTTCGCGAATGGTTTAGAAAACTTGAAAATAGAAATAATTTCGCTCGTGCTTGGCTTGACGGCTACGAGGTCGAGAAAGAGAAGCGGTATATAGTTAGAGTTAAAGGAGTTGAAGAAGATAACGCATTCTTGAATTACTATGCACCAAGAAATGAATGGTTCATGGATAGCAGTTGTGATATGAAAGATATTCGTGCATTTCATACCCGCAAAGGACTAGAAGAAGCTGGCTTCGGCTGGGTATTCGATTGCCCAGGTGTGGAAGTTCAGGAGGTGGAGTGATGAGAAAGTTCCTTGAATTTTTTGATGATGAAATTTATGCAGTTGAAAAACTCAATGAATATATAGAAAGAGCTAAAATTGCAACGGACGGCAAAGCGAAAATAAACGTTATAGGTTATCAAGTTGTACGTTATGAACAGATGAACAAAGAAAGAACTTACATTCTTGTCGAGGAGGTCACAGATTGAAAAGATTTATCGCAATTTGGATATTATTGTCTGCTGGATTAAATATCTGGCAGAGTATCCACATTAAAAAACTAGAAGAAAATCGCCCGATGCTCATCTACAAGGCAGATAATCAAGGCGCAGAAATCAAAGGCAGAGTCTTACAAAAGGAGAAGATTGGCGACATGTACACTGTGACAGTGCAAAATTACGGAATATTCGTAGTTACTCAAACAAACTATGAATCTCTCAAAATAGGAGATGAGGTAAGATTATAATGACAAAGTACAAGAAACCAACTTACATCATCATTCAAGAAGCAATGGCAGAGCGAATTAGATTTCTGGAAGATGAACTGTATGAAAGGTCCTATAAGGATATTGAGAAACTAGAAGCTCAAAATGATTTCTTAAAAGTTCTTTGTAACAATCAACTTGAAATCATCATGGATTATGAATGGAAGCAGATGCAAGAGCAGGCTGCATTCATAAAAGCTAATGCCAGGAAATGGAGAGCAAGATGCAACTAAGATTGAAAGAACTTAGAGAGGACCTATGTATCTCTGTCAAAGACATGGCCAGAGATACAGGTGTTTCACAAAATACAATTCATTTGTATGAACGAGGTGGATATCCGTCGATTAAGCAAATTGAAATGATTGCTAAAACATATGATGTAAACCCTGCGTGGCTTGTTGGGTGGATAGATGATGAAATGATGCCTGGAGTCCAGGTCGTTGAAAAAGTGGTCTATAAAGAGAGCCCAACGGCAAGATTGCCGGATTATTTCAACAACAATAACGAAGGTAAGATTATCAAGTGGAAGCAGTCACGAAGATATCGAGGGGGTAGGAATTGAAGAAATTAAGCGACGAAGACCTCAAAACATTAGACAGAGAACTTTTCAAATTTCAAAACATTCAACGGACAATAGATTTGAGAAGGCTAGAACTAGAAACTCGAAATCCAGATTCTCAAAGTGGGTCCAGCGTAGGAATAAGCAAACCTACCGAAACCATTGCAATCAGAATAGCGGATGATCCAACCTTAAAATTTCTCGAAGGATTCAAAGCTATTATTAACAAACTCCTGATCAATCTAGTTGATGAGGATAAGGAAATTTTTAATCTGCGCTGGAGATATCCTCAACTGAGATGGGAAGAAATAGCAGAACAGAAATTCATGAGCAAAGCTACAATCTATCGACGTAGAAGGATTATCCTAGAGCAGTACGCTATTTTGAAAGGTGAGCTATAAATAAACATGAGACAAAAGACATCTTGAAGTCTCACAAAAAAAGGGTTATTATGATAGCATGAACTTCTGAAACAAAAACACACATCACACTTTAGGAGTCGTTCTTAATTCTAGTCAGAAAAGTTGTCCAACAGAAGTATCGTCAAGAGTCAGCAAATGCTGGCTTTTTGTTTTGGGAAAGGAGGTAGAATATGGAATTTGTATCACCGATAAAAGATAATGACGACATTCAGGCAATGAAAGATTATCTCAGAGAGTGGAATGAGATGTATTATATGCTATTCATCACAGGTCTGAATACTGGTTTGCGAGTCGGAGATATACTTACCTTGAAAGTTAAAGATGTCCAGGGATGGCACATCAAGCTGAGAGAACGGAAGACTGGCAAGCAGATAACAAGACGGATGACAAAAGAACTCAAGAAAGAAATGAGAAGATATGTCGAAGACAAACCATTTCATCATTTCTTATTCAAGAGTAGGCAAGGGAAAAATAAAGCAATCACTCGTGAGAGAGCCTATCAAATTATTCATGAGGCTGCTGAAGAACTTGGCATTGATAATGTTGGAACACATACAATGCGAAAAACGTTTGGTTATAAATATTACAACAAGACAAAGGACGTAGGGACATTGCAGAAAATGTTCAATCACTCATCACCTGCAATCACCCTGAGATACATAGGGATAGAGCAAGCAGAGCTTGATGACGCACTACGGAACTTTGTCATTTAATTTTTTTAGATATTACTTTCACATAATGAGTTAAGCATAAACTGAAAAAATGAAACTCTTTAAAACCCATGCTTAGTAAGGGTTTGAGATTTAGAGTGAGTTTAACAAAATATAAGATATGTGAAGGTGAGGGATAAAATTGGTATAGTTACAAGAGGTATGACTATGATAAAAATACTGAAAAGAATTTTGAATTTGATTTCTAAAAAAATATCAAGCAAAGATAAAATTCAAATTTTAGGAAGCATTGGCGATGAAACTTTAAACCTCGAAGTAAGCGACATAGGGATACAAGGGAAAATTGTGGTTAGTGAAATTCACCCAGAATCAATTAGATTTTATAAGCGTATCAAAGACAATAACAAAATCATTTCTATTGGCGAATACAAAAATAAAAAAAGAATGAGACAAAAGACATCTTGAAGTCTCACAAAAAAAGGTTTATTATGGTAGCATGGTTTTCTTGTATGAGAGGGGATAGGTCACTGGCCTGTCCCTTTTAGTATTGGAAAGGAGGTTTGCTATGTACAACAAACCTGTCAGACCATCCTTGAAGTCTAAGAAGTGGGAGAAGTTCCGTGATAAGATTATGCGGAAGTTCGACTATCTTTGTCAGGAAAGTTTGAGGTATGGAATTTCAGTAGCAGCTGAAATGGTACATCATATCTTCCCTGTATCTGAATATCCTGAACTTGAATTCGTCGAGTGGAATTGTTTGCCACTAACAAACAAGAAACACAATACGTTTCACGATAGAAAGAATGATAAGATTATCAATCAAGGATTATTTTGGCAAAGAAAGAGAAAAAAGGAATTTGAAGAATTTTATGGATACCCCCCACCTCTTTAAAAATCCATTTTGGCCAGTAGGGTACCGGTGAAGGGAACTTTTTCCAAGTCGGGGGCCTTCAAACAAAAAGGGGGTAAAAACTAAGCGATTTTGACGGAAGGAGGTAGTTTTTGGCTAAACCAATTACAGCAAAGTCGATTAAGTCAAAAGTGGTCAAGCAGATGAAAGACTTGGGCACTTATCGTAAAGAGTTCGAAATGATCATTGATATTTTTGCAGGAATGCTCTACCAGTATCAGAAACTTGCTCAAGATTATGCTGACATGGGTTATCCAGTAACAGACACTTACGTCAATAAGGCTGGTGCTGAGAATGAGCGCAAAGTTCCAATCTTGACAGCGATGGAAATTTTGAGGAAAGACATCCTCAGCTACTCTAATCAGCTTATGATGAATCCTAAGTCGCTCGGTGAGGTAGTAGAACAAGAAGGTGATTCAGTTCTTACTGAGGTCCTGAAGTTCAAGAATGAAATCAAGAAGAAGCGAGTGACTGGCAATGGGTAATCTTGATAAAGCGAAAGAGTATGCTCGGCACGTCATTTCTCACAGAGAGGAACATTGCGAGGAGAATATTCTTGCTGCTGAAAGGTTCATTCGTGATCTTGAGAATCCAGAATTTGACATGGATGAGGAAATCGTTGATTTCGTTGTCCACTTCATCGAAAACACGATAGTCCATCAGCAGGGTGATGATATGTTTGCGGTGTCTATCCGTAACAAACCCTTGCTCTTGCAACCCTGGCAACACTTTGTGGTTGTTAATCTATTTGGGTTTTACTACAAGGGTACAAATGAGCGTAGGTTCAAAGAAGCGCTTATCATGCTTGCTCGGAAGAATGGGAAGACATCGTTTACTGCTGCAATCGCTCTAGCTTATCAGATATTAGATACAGATAGCGGTTCAAAATGCTACATCGTGGCCAACTCAGTCAAGCAAGCGATGGAAGCCTTTGGATTTTTGAAGTTCAATGTGGAACGATGGAATGACAAGAACATTCGTATCAAGGATAACAACCAGGAACACTCAATCACTGCTAATTTTGGGAATGAAGGTTCTTTCTTTATCCAGGCACTGGCCAATGATGAAAGTCGTTTGGACTCATTGAACGGGAATGTTATCATCTTGGATGAAGCTCACACGATGAGAAACAGTAAGAAGTACGGTCTTATGAAAAAAACAATGTCAGCATACCGAAACAGTATGCTTTTTGTTATCTCTACAGCTGGTGATATTCCTACTGGTTTCCTTGCCAATCGTCTTAAATACTGTCAAAAGGTCCTTAAGCAATTGGTCAAGGATGACTCCTTATTCATGTTTATCTGCAAAGCTGACCAGTCAACAGATGGAGATGTCGGTGATTACCTAGACGAGAATGTGCTTAAGAAAGCCAACCCATCGTGGGGTGTGACGGTATCGCTCAAGGCTCTGAGAGAAGAAGCTGAGCAGGCTATGAATGATCCACAGACCAGGAATGAGTTCTTCAACAAGACTTTGAATGTCTTTACAAACTCAATGAACGCTTATTTCAATCCTGATGAGTTTATTGCTTCAGACAGTCGTTACGATTGGACCTTAGAGGAGTTGGCACGCTTACCTATCCAGTGGTATGGTGGAGCTGACTTGTCAAGGTTGCATGACTTGACCGCCGCTGCTCTTTATGGGGTTTACCATGATGGTGAGAAAGATGTTGATATTTGCATCACACACGCTTTCTTTCCTCGTGTCAACGCTCAAAAGAAAGCCAATGATGACGGGATTCCACTCTTTGGCTGGCAGTCTGATGGTTGGCTGACGATGAGCAATACTCCGACCGTACTCTATGATGATATTGTTAAATGGTTTATCAAGATGAGGGAGAAAGGGTTCAAGATTGCTGCTGTTGGGATGGATAGGAAGTTTGGCCGTGAGTTTCTGACGAAGATGAAACAAGCTCGGTTTAAGATGATTGACCAACCACAGCTTTTCTATCTGAAATCTGAAGGATTTAGACGGATTGAGTTCAAAGTTAAGAATAAAGAGTTTTACTATCTTCATTCTGACGCTTATGAATACTGTGTGAGCAATGTTAGAGCGATTGAAAAGGTGGACGATGCTGTGCAATATGAAAAATTAGATGGTGACGGTGGTACTGCAAGAATTGACTTGTTCGATGCCAGCGTCTTTGCTTGCATTCAGGCTCTTGCTAATCTTGGTAAGAATCAGAATGTCATGAGCTTCTTTGATTAGAGAAAGGAGGTGAGAAAAGATGGGGCTTTTAGATAGGTTTTTGAAACGTGGTAAGAACCGAAGTGGAACGAATGTTATCACTCATTCAGATTTTGGACTTTATATTGACGGTGATAGCTATGTGCCTTTGGCCCGCAATCCTGATGTGATTGCTGCGGTCAATAAGATTGCTGACATGGTATCGAACATGACTATTCACTTGATGGAGAATACCGACAAAGGCGACATCCGAATTAAAGACGGGCTGGCTAGAAAAATTGATGTAAATCCATGTGAAAATATGACTCGCAAAACTTGGATTTTCAAGATTGTGCGCGACCTGTTGCTATTTGGTGACGGAAATTCAGTTCTTCATGTTGAGTATGATCATGTGAATGATTACATTTTGAACCTAAGACCATTCCCAATGAGCGAAGTTTCTTTTAAAAGCGATGAGCTCGGCTATGTTATGAATTATCGTGGTGTTGACTACAACCCAAACGAAATTGTGCACTTTGTAATCAATCCTGATCCAGACAATCCATTTGTAGGAACTGGATATAGACTTGCTCTGAGGGATATTGTTAGGAATTTAAACCTTGCGACTCAAATCAAAAAAGGCTTTATGAGTGGCAAGAACGTTCCTAGCCTGATTGTTAAGGTTGATTCTTCGAATGGAGAATTGGCCACGCAAGAGGGACGAGACAAGGTTGCTAAGAAATACTTAGCAACAAGTCAGGCAGGTGAGCCTTGGATTATTCCAGATGCTTTGTTGAATGTAGAACAGGTTAAGCCACTCAGCTTAAAAGATATCGCTATCAATGAATCTGTTGAAATTGACAAGAAAACAGTTGCTGGTCTTTTGGGAGTGCCAGCTTTTATTTTGGGAGTTGGTAGCTTTGACAAAGAAGAATACAACAACTTTGTCAATACAACGGTCATGAGCATTGCTACGACAATCACTCAGACCTTAACGAGAGACTTACTCGTTTCAAATAATCGGTATTTCAAACTCAATGCTCGATCGCTTTATTCGTATGACATTACAGAATTGTCTTCAGTTGCTGAACAGATGACTAAAAGTATGGCAATGCGTCGAAACGAGTGGAGAGATTGGCTTGGGATGCCACCTGATCCTGATATGGATGAGCTCCTTGCTCTTGAGAACTATATCCCACAAGACAGACTTGGGGACCAGAAGAAACTGAAAGGGGGTGAGGAAGAGAATGAACAAACGGAATAGTTATCGTACCGCTCAATTTAAAACACGAGAAGAAGCTGACAGCGGTGATTTGATTTTGAGCGGGTACTTTATCAAGTTCGATGAAGTTACTGAATTATGGCCGGGTTACTTTGAGGTGATCAAACGTGAGGGTGTTGAAAAAGCTATCAAAGGAGCCGACATCAGGGCATTATTTAACCATGATGATAGTTTAGTGCTTGGTCGTACTGGTAACGGGACGGTCATTTTAGGAGTTGATGAAATCGGACTTTACGGGGATATCATCATCAACAAGGATGATCCGCAAGCTGTTGGAGCCTATGCTCGTGTTCAACGTGGCGATGTAATTGGATGTAGCTTTGGTTTTATCCCAATCAAAATCAACACGGAAGAGCAAGCAGATGGTTCGTACCTGGACACTATCTTAGAATTAGAAATCTTTGAAGTGAGTCCATGTACTTTCCCAGCCTATCCGCAAACGGAAATTGCTGCACGACAAAAAGACTTTGAAAGTCAACAGCGTGCAAATCGTGAAGCGCTGGACAAGCGCAAGAAAGAAATTAAGGAGAAATTTAAACTATGAACAAATCAAAGATTTTAAGTGCTCGTGCTAATCTTAAAGCAAACAAAGTAGCTGAACTCGAAGAATCGATTGAAGAATTGAACAAGCGCTCTGAACTTGAAGCGAAGAAATTGGAACAAGCTGGAAATGATGAAGAAGTTTCAACAGTTGAAAAGAACCTGGAAGACATTCAAAAAGAATTGGATGAAAAATTGGCAGAAAAAGAACAACTTGAAAAGGAAATCGAAGATTTGCAAAATCAAATTGAAGAATTGAATCGCAAAGCACCGACTTATCCAAGTCAAGAAAAACGTGGAGGACAAAAATTGGAACAACGTGACGCAATTGCTAAATACATTCGTACTGGTCAAACTCGTGACATCGTAGGCTTGAAAACTACTGATTCAGGAAGCGCAGCTCTAATCCCGACTGAAGTACTAAAACCTCACTTTCTTGAAAAAACACGCAATCCACTTTTGGATCTTGTGGAACGTGTTAAAGTTAACAGTGGATCTGGTAAATATCCAGTTATCAAGAAAACGGATGGTGTAATGGTTTCAACAGATGAATTGAAAGCAAATCCAGAACTCGGAAAACCAGCAATCAGCGAGATTGATTATTCAATCAAGACTTACCGTGGATATGTCCCTGTGTCACAAGAAATGATTGATGATGCAGACTATGACATCATGTCCATTGTTGAAGACGAAGTGTTCAATCAAGGTGAAAACACTGAATTGTCATTAGTTACAGCTGTCCTCAAAACAGCTACTCAAGCAGATGCAGCTGGATTTGATGGTATTAAAGATATCTACAACAAGAAGCTTAAATCAATTTATAAAGCAAGCATCGTTGTAACTAAGTCAATGTTTGCTGCACTAGACAAGGTGAAGGACAAAGATGGACGCTACATGCTTCAAACTGATGTAGCTTCACCTACTGGATATTCATTTGGTGGTAAAACAATCTACAAAGTAGATGACACAGTGTTTGGAAATGAAGGGGACATGAAATTCTTCATCGGTGATGTCACTGAGTTCGTCAAAGAGTTTGACCGTGCTCAAGTATCCGTTAAATGGGTGAACAATGACATTTACGGACAATTGCTTGGGCTTTTTATCCGTTTGGATATTAAGAGAGTAGATGAAGAAGCTGGATTCTTCGGAACTTACACTGATGTTGTAGCTTAAGGAGGTAGCGTATGAGCTATAAAGTAATCCGTCCTTTCAAGGACTTGGCCGATCCTGAAAATCATGACTATGCTGTTGGCGATATCTTTCCTCGTGAAGGATATGAGCCCACAGATAGCTTTACCAATGGCCTTTTGACTGGTGCCAACACTGCTGGCTCTATCTTCCTTGAGGTTTTGGGAGATGATGAGCCTAAGAAACCAGCTCCTGAAACAAAAGAAGTTAAGGAAGAGCCCGCAGTTGAGCAGGCAGAAACAGTTAAGGAAACAGTTGAGGAAACTGCTGAAGAGCCTGCTAAGGAAGTTGAGGAGTAAACATGGATGAAGGTCAGCTTTTAGAATTGCTGAAGCTTAAGCTGGGTATTTCAACCCGCTTGAGAGACAAGCCGTTAGAAAAAATCATTTCAAGTGTCATCACTGAATTGACCGATAACCTCGGTATCGAGCTTGTTGGTGAGCGTGCTGACCATGAAATGTTTATCGTTGACTATGCTGCTTATCGCTATGAGGGTGGGGTGGATATGCCACGTCACCTTCAATGGCGACTGCATAATTTACAGATAGCATCGAAGAAAGAGGTCAAGAATGTGGAATCATGAAATCAAACTGATCTCTAAAAAAGTCACAGGTAAGGACAAGTTACTACAACCAATCTCTGAAGATGTTGAAGTTACTCTGTTGTGTCGTAAAAAGAAGGTTACTCGCTCTGAATTTTATCAAGCAAATCAGGCAGGTCTAAAACCGAGCTTGGTCGTTGAGATTCGAAATTTTGAGTATGAGAATCAAGAGTTTGCTAAGTTCGAAGGTAAGCAATATCGCATTTTGAAAACCTATCCTATCAATTCTGAAATTTTAGAGTTGACTTTGTCAGAGGTGTTAAAATGAGTAATGACCTTGCTGATTTGATAGCGAAAGAGCTTGCAGCTTACTCTGATGAGGTTACTGAAGAAGTGGATAAGATTGCAGAGCAGGTGGCTGATGAGACTGTGGATGAGTTGAAAGAGACAAGTCCGAAACGGTACGGAAAGTATCGTAGAAGTTGGAAAAAGAAGAAGTTGGCCAATGGCTCTTTCGTAGTGTTCAACGCAGTTGCAAGTCTTACTCATATACTTGAGAACGGGCACCTTTCAAGAAATGGTGGTCGTGTCGCTGGTATCGTCCACATCAAGCCAGCTGAAGAAAAAGCAATTCAGAACTTTGAGAAACGTATCAAGGAGATTGGGAAATGAAGCTATCAGACTTTGCTGCTATTTTGGAACAGGCAAACTTGCCTGTCACTTATCGAGCGTTTAAAATTGAGGACGCTCCTGACCTACCTTACCTGGTCTATTATGAATCGAGTCCAGCCATCAATGCAGCTGACAACACGGTTAATCATCAGATTAAGAGCGTGACAGTTGAGCTGGCTTTTGACAGTAAGGATGAAGATTTGGAAGAACGTCTGGAAGAGCTGTGGACAACCCACGAGCTCTTTTTCGATGTTCAAGAAGAAACATTTATCGAGACTGAAAGACTCTATGTCAAGTCTTATACGGTCTATCTATACTAAGGAGGAATGACATGACTCAAGAAAATAAAGTAACCTTTGGTTTGAAAAATGTTCACGTTGCGCCAATTAAATCAATTGGTGCCGATGGAGTGATTGCTTACGATGAAATTTTCCGCTTTCCTGGAGCAATGGAATTGACATTGGATCCAAAGGGTGAATCAACACCAATCAAAGCAGACGATATCGATTATCACTTCATGAACTCAAATGAAGGATATGAAGGGAAATTCAAAATCTCTCACATTATTGAAATGTTTGCGACTAAGATTTTGGGTGAAATCAAAGATGCTCAGACGGGTGTTTTGACTGAAAAAGCTGATGCAGAATTCACATCATTTGCCTTGATGTTCGAATTTTCAGGGGACAAGAACAAAACACGTCACGTCCTTTACTACTGTTCAGCGAGTCGTCCAGGCAATGGCTCAAAAACCAAAAATGGTACAAACGTCAACGAGCGTGAACTTGGCTTTAAAGCAAGTCCTCGTCCTCTTGATTCAGTTGTTAAACGTTCTATCACATCAGCTGATAATAAGGAAATTTATGACAACTGGTTCAAGAAAGTCTATGAACCTACTGCGGTGGCAGCTTAAGGAGAAAATCTATGCGTAAAATCGTTTTGGTTGGTGATCAGGAGTATGAGTTGGGGACCAATGGCTATACTCCTATCGCATACAAGCAACAATTTGGGAAAGATTATTTTCAAGATTTGTTCTCAATGTTGAAAAATCAAACATTCATGAATGAATTGAACAAGTTGGAAACTGACAAAGAGTTGACGGCAACTGATATTGACGTTTCGATGTTATCAGATTTTGACATGACCTTTTTCAACCGTCTTTTTTGGACCTTTGCTAAATCTGCAAATCCTCAAATCAAGCCTTATGAACAATTCTTCATGGAAATGGAAATCTTCCCGATTCAGGAAGTTGGACCTGTGCTGATGGAAATGCTGAATGCGAGCATGACGACAAAAAAGCACCAGATGAATCAGAATCAGCTAGTGAAGAAATCTTCACAGTAGAGTCTTATCTGTCCTGCTGTAAAGAAACTGGTCTGTCTATCGATGATCTAAAACACATCTCAATCGGAATGGCGCTGGATTATCAGACGGATTATGTGAATTTACGGAGTGAGGACAAGGGTGGCGAACGGAAAGCCACACAAGCTGATTTTGACAGTTTTTAAAGAAAAAAATGAGTGCTGAGAGAGCGATTCTGAGGTCAAGTTCATTGTCCTAACTGCATTATCCAGTCGTAGAAGTTCTCTCAGCGCTTTTCTATTTTTTGTGAAAGGAGGAAATATGGCAGGAAATATCAAAGGTATCAAAATTGAAATCGATGGCGACACTCAGCCCTTACAAAAGGCCCTGAAAAATGTCAATAAGGCTGCTACTGATGCAAGTCAGGAGTTGAGACAGATTGACAAAGCATTGAAGTTTGATACAGGGAACGTAACGCTCCTGACTCAGAAGCAAGAAGTCTTGCAAAAGCAAGTTTCTACGACCAAGGAGAAACTAGAAACCTTGAGACAAGCTCAGTCTCAGGTGGAGCAGCAATTCAAAAATGGTGATATCGGTGCTGACCAGTACCGTGCTTTCCAACGTGAAGTAGAAGTTACTCAAAACGTCCTAAAAGGATATGAGGGTAAGCTTGCAAATGTGAACCAGGCGCTTACTGAGAATGGGAGTGCTACTCAGAACAACAAGAACCAATTAAAAGAGTTGCAAAATGAGCAGAAGCAACTGGCTAGCGAGAATGAAAGAGTAGTCAGTTCATTCAAATTGCAAGAAAGTCAGCTAGGAGCTAATGCAAGTGAAGCTGACAAGTTGGCGCTTGCAGAGAAAAGAATTGGAGCTCAATCTGATATTGTTGCTCGGCAGATTGAAAATCTAGAAAAGCAACTAGCTCTTACAAAGCAAGAGTATGGTGAAAATTCAGCTGAAGTCAATAAGATGGAAACGCAGTTGAATCAAGCTAAAACAGCTTACTCGAATCTCTCTCAAGAGATGAGTAACTTTGGGAACGCTGGCAAACAAGCGAGCGGAACCTTAAGCGAGACAAACAATCTCTTAAAAGCTGAATTGCTCAATCAATTTTCTGAAAAACTATCAGATATCAGTCAAAAATTGGTTGATTTCGGGAAGAGTGCTCTTGAAGCCTTTCGTCAAGTAGATGAGGGTATGGACACCATTGTCACTAAAACTGGCGCTGGTGGAAAAGCACTTGAAGATATGCAAAAAATCGCAAATGATATTGCAACAGCGTTACCAACAGACTTCTCAACTGTAGGTAACGCTGTCGGAGAGGTTAATACTCAATTCAAATTAACTGGCGATGCATTAAAAAACGCATCGGAAGATATAATTAAATTTGCAGAAATCAATGGCTCGGATGTTACGAATGCAACAATACAATCTAAACAAGCTATAGAAGCTTATGGATTCTCTGTTGACGACTTATCAAAAGTTTTGGATTCTACTACGTTTGTGGCTCAAGAAACTGGGGTTTCAGTTGATGATTTGATGAAGAAGGCAACAGATGGAGCTCCACAAATTAAACTTCTTGGATTAAGTTTTGAAGAAGCAGTGACTCTAATTGGACAACTTGAACAGCACGGTGTAGACTCATCAGCTGCTTTATCAGGTTTGACAAAGGCTGCGGGAGCCTATGCTAAAAAAGGTAAGTCCATGACAGAGGGATTGAAAGAAACCATTGATTCTATCAAAAATAGTAAGAGCGAGACAGAAGCTCTTAGTATTGCGATGGAAATTTTTGGAGCTAAAAAAGCTCCTCAAATGGTTGACGCAATTAAACGTGGTGCACTAAGTTTTGAAGAGTTGGGTTATACTGCTGAAGTCTCAGGTGGATTAGTATCTTCAACTTTTGAATCTACGTTGGATCCGATTGATAAATTCAAGACTGCGCAAAATTCAGTAACATTAGCTATGTCTGAAGTAGGTGCTGCAATTGCAGAAGTCTTAGCTCCTGTTTTTGAAATGTTAGGAAATATCGTCAAGGGGCTTGCTGAATGGTTTAGCAGTTTACCTGGACCGATTAAAGAGTTTGTCGTGGTTATGGGTACTGTCGTGGCTATTGTAGGTGTAATTGTCCCTATATTTTTAACACTACAAGCGGCTGCAACTGCTTTGGAAATTTCGATTGGTGCAATGATTACAGCTGCTCTCCCAATTATTGGAACAGCTTTAGCGATTGCTGCTGCTGTTGCAGGAGTAATAATCGTTTTGAAATATCTCTGGGAAACTAACGAAGGTTTTCGAGATGTGGTCACGACCGTTTGGAATGCGATTCTTGAGGTTATCAATGCAGTCGTATCAGAGATTTCTAATTTTGTCATGAGTATCTTTGGGACTGTTGTTGCTTGGTGGACAGAGAACCAGGAACTTATCAGAACAAGTGCTGAGACTGTCTGGAATGCAATTTATACGGTCATCAGTACAATACTGGATATACTTGGCCCCTTGCTTCAGGCTGGTTGGGATAACATTCAACTTATCATTACAACAGCTTGGGAAATCATCAAGACCGTTGTTGAGACTGCAATAAACGTTGTCCTTGGTATCATTCAAGCAGTTATGCAGATTATCAATGGTGATTGGTCAGGCGCTTGGGAAACTATTAAGGGGGTATTCTCTACTGTATGGCAAGCTATCCAAAGCATTGTCCAGACCATTTTTTCAGCTATCCAGAGCTACATTTCAAATGTTCTCAATGGTATTTCAGGAACTGTATCAAACATCTGGAACGGCATCAAGGATACTGTCTCAAATGTGTTAAATGGTATATCTGGCACAGTATCAAGTGTTTGGGAAGGTATTAAGAGTACCATTTCAGGAGCTATCAATGGTGCAAAAGATGCTGTATCTTCAGCTATTGAAGCTATCAAGGGATTGTTTAACTTCAGTATCAGTTGGCCACACATCCCACTACCGCACTTTCATGTGAGCGGGTCGGCCAATCCATTAGATTGGTTGAGTCAAGGTGTTCCAAGTATTGGAATTGAATGGTATGCCAAAGGCGGTATCATGACAAAACCAACCATCTTTGGAATGAATGGAAATAACATGATGGTTGGCGGTGAAGCTGGTAATGAAGCAGTGTTACCACTTAATGACAAAACACTTGGTGCTATCGGTCGAGGTATTGCTCAGACAATGGGTGGAACTTCACCGACAATCAATATCACTATCACTGGCAATACCGTCAGAGAAGAAGCTGACATTATACGGATTGCTGATGAGGTAGCGCAGAGGATTGCTGACGAATTGCAACGTAAGACACAATTGAGAGGAGGGTTTACATGATAAAGCATAATGAGCTTGTGATTGACGGTGTGAGGACATCGTCTTTTCCTTTTAAGGTCATTGTCCATGATTCTCCCTCAATTTCTCTGGGAGAGAGCAAGACAGCTCTCTTGGAGCATGGTGGAATCAGTGGAGCAATCGTTCAGACAAACAAGCATAGGGAACTGGTCAAGAAAACTTATACGATTTATTTGGTTAAACCTACTGAAGAACAGATGAACCAATTTATGAGTCTGTTTATCCGTGAAAAATTCTGGCTAGAGAGTGAGCGAGTCAAAACAACTCGTCTTTGGTGCTATAAGGTCAATGTGAGCGACCTTGAAGAAGTGCAACCTGGTCTTTATATGACTAAAGCAACCTTCACTTGTCACCCTACCAAATACTTTAAAGACACCGATACACAGAGATTGACAAGAAGTGGGACTTTGACTGTTCAAGGTTCTGCTCTTGCATTTCCTAAAATCACAATCGTTGGCCAGAGCGCTGTTGAGACTTCGTTTACAATCGCTGGTCAGGTCATCCGTCTTGAACGACTCACTGAGTCGCTTGTGATGGTCAATAATCCTGACAATCCAAGTTTTAAAACAACAACAGGGAAGCCAGTCAAATGGTCAGGGGATTTTATCACAGTTGAACCAGCGAAACTTAAGAATGTTGGGGTTGTTTTGGGTCCAGGTATTCAATCGCTTGAAATCGAAACGATTTGGGGGTGGGCATAATTGCTTTATCTACTTAATAAAGATGTGAGAACTGTTCGATGGAACGGGGAGCCACTTCATGAAGCAACTTCGGCGATTGTTAAAGAAACCATGAATGGCGATTTCACCTTAACTGTGAAATATCCTATTTCTGACTCTGGTATTTATCAACTTATTCAAGAAGATATGTTGATAAAAGCGCCGACTCCTGTTCTTGGTGCGCAGCTATTTCGCATCAAGAAACCTGTTGAGCACAATGACCATCTGGAAATCACAGCCTATCACATTTCAGACGATGTGATGCAACGGTCTATCACGCCAGTGAGTGTGACTAGTCAGAGCTGTGGCATGGCTCTTTCTCGCATGGTTCAAAACACCAAAACTGCTTTGGGGGATTTTTCTTTCAATAGCGACATCCAGGATCGTAGGACCTTCAATACGACTGAAACAGAAACTCTATACTCTGTATTGCTGGACGGTAAGCACAGCATTGTTGGTACATGGGAAGGCGAGCTGGTTCGTGATAACTTTGCAATGACTATCAAGAAGAGTCGTGGTGAGAATCGTGGTGTTGTTATTACAACGCACAAAAATCTGAAGGATTACCAACGTACAAAAAACAGTCAGAATGTTGTCACAAGAATCCATGCTAAATCGACTTTTAAACCTGAAGGCGCTGAAAAGGAAACGACTCTCAGAGTAACCGTTGATAGTCCTCTTATCAACTCATACCCTTATATGAATGAAAAAGAGTATGAGAACAACAATGCTAAAACTGTTGAAGAGTTGCAGAAATGGGCACAGGCTAAGTTTTCAAATGAGGGCATTGACAAGGTCTCTGATGCTGTCAAGATTGAAGCCTATGAACTTGATGGGCAAGTGGTCCATATGGGTGATACGGTCAATCTCAAGAGTTGGAAGCACAATGTCGATGCATTCAAGAAAGCTATTGCTTATGAGTTCGACGCTTTGAAGGAAGAATATATCTCTTTGACTTTTGATGATAAGGCAGGAACTGGTGGTTCTAGAGCTTCTGGTGGCTTATCTAGCGCAGCTGATGCAATCCTTGGTGTGACAGGAACCGCACAAGAAATTGCCCTTGAAAAGGCTCTTCAAAATGCTGACTTAGACTTTGATCATCAAGCTGGATTGCTTAGACAGGAAATTTTGGACGGTATCGAACTTGCTAGGGCTAAAGCTGAAGAAGTTAAAAGAGAACTCTCTGATACTATTAATCAGCGATTCGACAACTTTGACAACGCTTCGATACAAGAAGCCAAGCGCAGGGCTGAAGAAGCCTTGCGAAATGCTGGCGCAAGCAGCTTACTCGCTCAAGAAGCCAAGCGGATTAGTCTAGATTCGATTGCTAAACTTGAAGCATTCAAGTCACAGGCTACGAGCGCTCAGACGGCTCTGTCGGGTGATTTGGATGCCTTGAAACGTACTGTCACAAGTGAGGTTAATCAAGCTTCAGAGTATCGCAGAACGACCACAGAGGCCCTTAGTCGTATGACTGGCCAGATGAACGGATTTGCGACGAAATCAGAGGTCAGACAAGATGTGGCTGGTCTGACCGAGACATTTGCCAAGCTTAAAACCGATACGAACAATTTGATTTCTGGAGCCAAAAGCGAAATCACTTTAGCAAAAACAGAATTCAAGAAAACAGCTGATGGATTGTCTGCTAAAATGTCAGCAGTCGAGAGCTATGTTGGTCAAGATGGTCAGCGACAAGAAGCATTGAGAAGATACACTCGAGAAGAGAGTGCACGACAAGCGACAGCAGTCCGTGAGCTGGTCACAAGGGACTATGTTGGTAAATCGACTTATCAGGAGGACGTGAGAGGTCTTGAACGTCGTTTTAGTGCGATAAGCACGCAGACAAATAATGACATCGCTTCAAAGATTGCTCAGTATAAGCAGACAGTCGATGGTCAATTTTCAAGTATCACATCGCAGATTTCTGGTAAGGTCAATCAGACAGATTTCCAACATGTCAGAGAGACTAGTCAACTCTATGAGCGGATTATCGGTAGCAACGAGAATGATATCTCGAATAAAGTTGCTCGCATGGCACTGACTAATCAGCTATTTCAAGTGGAAGTCGCTAAAAACATTGGAAGTGATAATAACTTAATTGTCCGCTCTAAGTCGATGGACAGGCATACGCTAGTCAATGAAGGCAATACTAAGCGAGTATTCGTGAATAACGGTATATTTAGCATTAGATGTACTGGTAATTCAGGATATACATTCGCAGGATTCACACTACCACTCTACATCGATAGAATGGCCAGAGGTGAGATATATACTCTTAATTTTAAGTATCGCATTATGGGACGATTAGACCATAATTTTACGGTTGTTGCTAAAAATCACCAAGCGAACGAAGGAATTTTCTCTTCAAATATAGCTATAAGTTCGACAGCTGTTTCTACTGAATGGAAAGAGTTCACAGAAACATACAACATTACTAAAGATTTTGAATTTGGAGATAATAAACTTTATCCACTCTATTTCTACTTAGCTAAAAATGGTTGGATTGAAATCAAAGAGATTATGCTTGTTCGTGCTTCTCAAACAAACGGATATAAAGCCAGTCAATTTGATGATATGTCCGAAGCCGTTCGCTCGGTTCAAAGTCAGTTAGCTGGCTCGTGGTCTGTTCAGAACATCAACAGCGCAGGTGATTTGATTTCTGGCTTAAACCTGGGCGCTAATGGTCATAACCGTCTTTCTGGGAAATTGACTCATATCACTGGCGAGACCTTAATTGAGAGAGCCGTTATCAAGTCAGCTATGATTGACAAGCTGAAGACAGCCAATTTTGAAGCTGGTTCGGTGACTACTGTAGTTTTGGATGCTGAAGCTGTTACTGCGGAAAAAATAAAAGTTGACCAGGCTTTATTTAATAAGCTTGTCGCAAATGAAGCTTATTTGAGTCAGCTTTTTGCGAAGCAAGCCTTTATTAACCGTGTTCAGAGTGTTGCGATTGATGCAAGTCAGGTTCGTTCAGGTATTTTAAGCGGTGACCGAATCTACGGTGGAACGATTCGAGGGGCAAATATCTTTGGTGGAACTTTAACAGGCCACACTAAAATCCAACTAGGTTCTTACGGTTCGTTTGATACAGTGAATGGTGGTTTACAGATTAACGTACCACGAGACTATAATGCCAAAGATGGGTTGGGTGTCCAGTTCATTGGTTCTTATGGTCGTGGAGAGAATGTCCCTTATGGCCTCTTCATTTATAAAGACTCGGATTTTACTACTGGTGGTTACGCAAGCAGAAGTGATGACTTCCTATTAACAGTAGAGGGATACATCAAAGCGAACGGAATTGGCTGGTTTAAGACTGGAAAAGGGTCTATCAATGGATCAAGCACAGCAACTATTGGCTATTGGAATTCATCTGTTTCTATGGATTTTGGTGGTTCAGGAAATGATATTTACTATAGTTATAACGGTAAAGCGTACAGTCTGTGGACAATAGTCAATAAGCATTTCTCAGATAGACGTCTGAAGGAAAATATTGTTGAATGTAAGCACAAGGCTCTTGATTATATCCAGCAATTCCAGTTCAAGGAATACGATTGGAAGAAGCAAGAGGATAGACCACGACAAGCACACACTAAGATTGGTTTGATTGCGCAGGAAGTTCAAGCGGTAGATCCTACGCTTGTTTACGAGAACGGAGACACGTTGAACCTGGACAATCTCAGACTAACAAACATCGCACTTAAAGCTATTCAGGAGCTCGCTCTTGAAAATCAAAAACTTACACACAGATTGGAGAACTTAGAAAATGAACGCAGAACAGCTTAACCAAGCCTTACAAATGACAATTAATGAGATGTCAACAGCCTCAACAGATTCGATGATTACAAGTAATCTCTTGAGCATTCAGTTGAATGAGCAAGTGGCAGAAAATCAAAGACTTCAAGCACGAGTGGAAGAGCTGGAAGCTCTGCTTGATGAACAAACTAAACCAGCAGAAGGAGCATAAACATGGCAATCAATGGGTATAATCTATCAACAAAACCGTACTTAAGAATTTCTGGTTCTAATGTTGAGACCGTGGTAGAAATTCAATTATCAGAAGGAAATCGCTACAGCACTAACTCACGATCATTCCATGGAGATCGTACAAACGAACCAGAAGACGTCTTGATTCAAGCGGTGCTGGATGTTCTCAAGTCTGAATTGGACCCAAGCTCTGCAATTGTGCAGGCGCAGAATAAGCTTGAACAAGCTGAGCAGAAGATTGCGCAGAATGAGAGTGAACAGAATCGACTCTCTGCGCTTGCAAATAAAATCGATAAAGTCGTACGTGTCATGGCTCAAGATTCTATCATGGGTGAGAAAATTGCCTACGGAACAACCTACAAGGAACTTGTCGAACTCTTCCCACTTGTAGAGGAAGGTAAGGTCTATCAACCGGGTGATATGTTTGTGATTGAAGATCCTGAACACGTCGAATTGAATGGCGAAGGAAAGCGTGTCTTGATTCAGACAAATCAGGCTTTTACTTACAAAGGCGAATCTATCAAGCAACTTGAAGGTGGACCATCTCAAAATGGTTTACTTGCCGTCTGGAAATGGGATGGAACAAAAAACGACAAACAGACTCAAACATCTAATGAGTTAGAGACAAAACCTGTTCAGTAAAGGAGAATATATGAAAATCGAATTGTTTAACTTTTTTAGAAGCCTGATTCAAACAGAAGATGGTTTGGTATTGTATGCGCTAGGCTTAATCGTGATCCTAGAGATCGTAGATTTTGCATCGGGTACGTTTGCAGCAATTGCAAATCCAGAAATTGAATACAAGAGCAAGATTGGTATTAACGGCCTGATTCGAAAAATTCTTGGGGTTCTCTTGTTGATGGTATTGATTCCGATGTCTGTCTTGCTACCTGAGAAGACAGGATTCGCATTCCTATACTCGATTTACCTGGGATATTTGCTTTTCACATTCCAGTCACTCATCGAAAATTACCGTAAGTTAAAAGGTAACGTGACCATCTTCCAACCTATCATTAAGGCATTTGAGCGCTTATCTGGTGACAAAAACGACAAAAACGAAGGAGAACAATAATGGATATTGATACAAGTAGACTAAGAACTGACTTACCGCAGGTCGGGGAACAACCATACAGACAAATTCATGCACATTCAACAGGGAATCCAAATTCAACCGCTCAAAATGAAGCGGACTACCACATGCGTCGTCCTGTAGATTCAGGCTTTTTCTCACATGTTGTCGGCAACGGCCGTGTGATGCAGACATGGTACACCGATATGGGAGCCTATGACGTAGGTGGTGGCTGGAACGTTGAAGGATACGGACAAGTTGAACTTATTGAAAGTCACGAAACCAAAGAAGAGTTTATGCGCGATTACAAGCTCTATGTTGAACTACTGCGCAACCTTGCTGATGAAGCAGGAATTCCGAAAACGTTGGATTCTGATAGTTTGGCTGGAATTAAGACGCACCAATACTGTACGTATAACCAGCCGCGAAATTATTCTGACCATGTAGATCCCTACCCTTACTTGGCAAAATGGGGCATTAGCCGTGAGCAATTCAAGAAAGATATTGAAGGTGGTCTATCTGAAGCTGGCTGGAAACGTAATGAAACTGGCTGGTGGTGGGAGGAGTCAGATGGCTCTTATCCGACAAAACGCTGGAAGAAAATCAATAATGAGTGGTTCTACTTTGATGAACGTGGCTATTGCTTAATCAATCGCTGGTTCAACGATGGTAAAGACTGGTTCTATCTTGATAAGCGTGGGGCAATGGTCACAGGATGGATGTTCCTTAACCATCGCTGGTATTTCTTCAAGTCAGATGGACGTATGGCCACTGGATGGGTAAAATATCGAGAAACTTGGTATTTTATGGAAGAAAAAGACGGTTATATGCTATCTAAACAGTTCATTAAGTCAGGCGATGGCTGGTACTATTTGAAGGCGAACGGTGAACTTTACACAGACCCCGCATTCAAAACCGAACCAGACGGGCTTATCACTATAGTTGATAAACCAAAAGAAGAAAAATAAAAACAGAAAGGACTTTCAAATTAGATTACACCAACCGCAGGCAATAGCTTGCGGTTTTTTGTTTGCAATAAAAAAAGCAGTGGCCGAAATCACTGCTTATCAGCTATAGCAAATTCATAGAGCTTTTCTGCCGTTAGAAGCGCCATTTTGTCCATGCTTGTTTTTCCTTTTCTGA